TCCAGGATGCGCCGCACTACGTTTTTCGCTGTCGCTTTCGGCAGGTCATCAAGCGCCGCTTCCAGCCCGTCGAAGCCTGTAAGCTTCATTGTCACATCCATTACTTGACCTCCTCAAAGCGGGAATGTTTGACAAGGAATTCCGCCGCCGTGTGAGGGTCAATGCCGCCTATTGTGTGGTGACAGATCCATGCGCCGACAAAGTATAATCCCCACCACCACGGAAGCCTTAACCGGAGCGTCAAGGAAAGCTTTGCCATTACGGACTCCCGTCTTGCTCGGCCTGAATGTCCGGCTGGATCACTGCATCGACTTCGATCCAGCGATTGCGCTTTGTCTCGCGAACGCCGGTGATGTTGTAGACGCCGCCGTTGTAGAGCGCGCGGTCGCGCTGGTTGAGCGTCGCCACGTCGGAGCTGTAGCGGATCGTGAAGCGGATCGAGAGTTGCCCGCCGACTTCCTGCGCCCTGTAGCTTTCACCCGCACTCGCGTCGCGCCGGTGAGTGTAGACGCTTGCCAGCGTTCCCCATGTCTCGACCTCGCCGCCGTAGCTGTCGAATGTCACGGTCGCGCGCTGGAATGTCACGCGCCGGTTGAGGCTGCCGCTGCCGGTCATAGCCCGATCGCCTCAATGCATTCGCCGCTGGCCATCTCGTCTTTGCTCCATTGCTTCCATGCGAGAGCGTGAACCCATGCGGTCCGGTCCGGCTCGCGGATCTCATCAACCTGATGTCCGGCGATTTCGTAAACCATCGAGCCAGGATCGAAGGCAATCACCGGCCGACCATAAAGAGCTGCATCCACTCCAGAATTTGAATTCCACGTCACGACGACGGACGCGCCTGCCAAAGCCTCAGAGAGCCCGCCTGACGCCTGTTTAAGATTCCCGCACTTCCGCCCGCCGCCGCGCTTCCCCGCCAGCGGGTGTGGCCTGAAGCGGACAGGCCAGCCGAATTTCTCCAAACCCTTGGCCGTCTGGCCATACCACCGGTCAATATTGGCGTCTCTGATCGACATATCGCCCGGCACCTGCCCCATGATCAGCGCATAGCCGTCTTTCGGCGTGTCGTAATCCCGCATGAGCCCGGAGAACAATTTTTCAAAGCGCGAGCCGTCGTCAAACGGTCCGCGGAATTCGCCGCGCCCGTTAAGCCCGCCGCCGAATGACACGCTGGAGTAATGCTTGCGGTCCCCGATATAACCGCGCTCAAGAATGCAGACCTCGCCGCCGGCATTCCGCTGCGCTTGCGTGATGTGCGTTCGCCGCGTGCCCCACATGCAGATCAGATCAGCCGCCTGGTAATCGGTCGCCATGTCCACAGTCCAGCCGTGCCGTTCCAGCCCTTTCTTGAACGCGCCACCCCATGACGCCTGATGTGTGAGACTAGGCCGCGTCAGAATAAGAGCGCGCTTCATCTCTCAATTTTTCCCAATCCTGCAAAACGCGCTTCAAATCATCGGCGCCGATGCCGGCATCCTTCAGAAATTGACCGCACCACGGCCGCGCCACGCTTGGCTTGTGATGCCGTTCGAAACGGATCAGTGAGCCGGTCGCCAATGCGCAAGCGATGCGGTGCGCGCCGTCGCGAAGCCTGCCTTTCGGACAGATGACGACGGGCTGCGACGGATCGAAGCCAGCGGCCTGCATCGAGAAAGACAGCGCGCCGGCGGCAAGCACATAATCGTTTACGGTGCGCTTCCAGCTTCGTTTTTCGATGCCGCCGGTTCTCGTCTCGATGTGCCAGCAATAGACGCGCCCGCTATCAGGATCGCCGCCGTTGAGCAAATGCCGAAAAAGCCGCCACTTGATTGCAATGTCAGCGCGCTCACTCAACACCCCGAGCAGCATCTTTCGAGAAAGCAAGAATACGCTCGACATTTTCATTCACCGGATTTCGCGTGTCCAATTCCATGAGCGGCACACCGCGCGCCGCCAATACTTCCGCCGCGATCTCGCGCGGCCGTTCCATGAGCGGCACCATGAAAGATCGATCCTTGCCCCGGTCGACATTGCGCCGCTGGATCGTCTCGACATCGGCCGAGAGCAGCACGACGCCGAGCGAAACCGGCATAAGCTCGAAATATTCCGCGATGCGTTCCGGGTCTTTCAGACGCCAGCCGATGCCGAGCCCGCGTTGAGCAAGTCCGGTCTGGATGTAAACGCGATCGTCATTCATCCGCGCCACGGTCGCCATCTTGTTGAATGATCGCTTTATCATCGATCGGCAGGCTGAATAACTTGGGTGATCCTCGATGCTTTCCATAAGGTTCGCCGTGCAAAGCAGGAAGCGCATCCATTCTCTTGGCGCTGGCTCGCCGTCATGCTCGATGCAGCGCGGCGGCCATAGATCGTCAACCAGCGTGCTCTTGCCGACGCCGGGAGGCCCGGCAAGGTCTACCCATTGCATAAGCGGATCATCCGGAAATCAGGCTCGTGAATCTCGACATTCTCGGCAATGCGCCAGTCATCGGAAAGCGCCTCCTCGATGTCCTCTATTTTCTGCGGATCGTGAAAATGTCCCGGCCTCACGTCGCCGGTGCGCACGTTGAAGATGATCTCAGATGACGCCACGCGCTGCAATTCCTTCAGCGCCTTTTGCATGTCGGGAGGCTTGATCAGATTGACGATGCGAATGGCAAGCGCCAGCTCGACGGCATTATCTGGCAAGTCGATTGCAAAGATGTTGCCGCGCCGGATCTCGACGCCCTCGAAAGGCCCCTTCGCCCGCGCCTGCGCAAGCATGTCCTCGTTTATGTCCATCGCCGTTACGCGGAATTGCTTCAGCGCATAGAGCGGGAAAAACCGCCCGGTCCCGCATGGAATATCCAGCACCTTGCGCCCGACCGCCATCGGCTTCAGCATTGCCGAGATGACGCGATCCTCGGCTTTCCATTTCGGTTTCCAGCTTCGCCGCTCATCATATTCGCGCGCCGTCTTGCCCCGGTAGCGCTCGGCCGTCTTTTGCGCCTTTGCGCTCAAAGCTTCCGGTGCTGCTTGATCCATGTGAACTCGTCCTGAATGTGAGATTGCGCCGGCGTGCGGTTGCCGGGAAAAAAGACAAGGCAGGCATTTTCCGGCAATGTCTTGCACGTGCTCGGATCGGCGTCTTTCATGCGGCCCGCGCCATAAACGCCATCATCTTGAGGCGTCAGAAAGTGCGGATGATTGTAAGGCACCTTCTCGGAGATCCATGCTTGATCGGTGCCGCCGGTGATCTTACGGAGCCGCGCCGGATCTGTTGCCGGTTTGAACTTGCTGTGAAGCTGCGGCCATGTGCCAGGCGAATGCACAACGATCGAAGTGTTGTAACGTGCGCGCCGCGTTCCCGGCCGATGGTTCGGATTGCGCCACAAGATAAGATCCTCGGTGCGGCTGGCGATATGGTCGAGATTGCCGGCACCGACAAAATCGAGATCAAGCACCATGATCCGCTTGCCGACTGTCTCGGCTGTTTCCGGTGCATATGTCATCAGCTTCACAAAGCGCGTGCCAGGAACGAATGTGCGCATGTCGAGCGGCACCGCCCGGATATGCGCGTCGTTGTCGAAGGCTTCCGGCTTGTCAGTGATGCAGACGAATTCATGCGGTATGGTCAGATGTCCGTCCGCCATCGCAACGCCCATCCGCACGTCATCTGCCGTGTAGAAATAGCGATTGAATTGGTTGTTGCTGGATTTGCCTTGCGGGTCTGTCCACCAGTAGAAAACGACTGTGATCACGTCCGCCATATCACGCCGATGCCCCGCCTTGTGTCGCCAATGGAAAGCGTCTGGTGCCGGTGCTCTTTCGAAAGCCCGTCATAGAGCGCTTTCACACCGTCCTGGTATTTCTGAGATTGCCGGCAGATGTCATGGAAACCGATGATTGAGCCCATCGGCCCGTAGTCCTGCCAATCCTTGCGGACGCCATCAATCGAATGATCACCATCGATGAAAACGGCATCGTAAGGCGACAATTTCCGCGCGGCCTCGATCATCTCCGGCTTGTGGCTGTCGCCGATGATCACATGAACGTCATAGCCGCGCTTCTTCAGATCCTTGGCCGCAAGCTTCAGAAAACGTTCCGTGTCCCGGAAGCGCCCGCCCGCCTGTCCCGGAAAGTCGAGCGCGACAATCCTTGAACCGGCCGGCAATCGAGTGCCGACATAATGCAGCGTGTCGCCATAGAGGCAACCGACCTCAAGATATGACCGGCAATCCGCTGCCGTCATGATCTCAATAAACTCGTCAATCTCCGGCTTGTATTGCGGCCAGCCGTGCCCGGAGAAGCCTGTAAGATCGCCCTCGGCCATTAGTACCACCTATGCAGACGGTAAGGGCTGATCAGCGCCTGCCGTGTGTCGAAGTTGCGCCCCGCGCTCATGTCCGCCGTTCCCCGGTTCTCGAAAGCATCCGAGATGGCAAAGAGCAGCGCGTGAATGATATCCTGCGGCACTTCCGCCGCCAGATAGCCCGCCGTGAACGTGACCGTGACAGGCGCGATTGCGTCGATGTCCGTTGATGGCCAGCTTGCCCCGCTCAGCGGCAGGAGAATGCCGCCGTCATCGCCGCGCAAGTCCTCTTGATAATCGGTCCCGGCCGGGCTACCCGACGATGGTCCGGTGAGCGTCACTGTGCTGCCGCCAGAGACATAGGCGATGCTCTCAACGCTCTGCGTCTTGCCGCGCGGGAGCCTGATTGTCTGGTCAGGCCCGCGCGGGAAATCCTTCAGCGTCCAGCTATGCGACCGAGAATAGATCGTGCGGCGCATCTGGCCTTCAGCCCATTTGATCGCCGCGAGAATATAGGTCTCGATCAACTCGTCATTGTCTGTCGAGTCTTCAGCAAGATGCTGTTTCGCGAGCGTCAGACTGAGCGGGAGCGGCGAGGCATCCAGCGTCGACACGTCCAGCAAGATAGGACAAAGCGTCATCGAGAGTTTGCCTTTTGAAACAGGTCAAAGCGCTGCCCGGCGTGGCGTTGATGATCTCGATATCAGCCGGCAGCTTCTTTTCCGCGCGCTTGAAAGCCGCGATGAAATTCACATAGTTGCTCGTGTTGCGGAGCGGCTCCGGATGCTTGCCGAAAAAGTGCGAGCCACGCATATCGAAGCCAACAAGAACGATATGCCGAGCGCCCATCAAGAGCGCCAGATTAACCGCCTGGAAGCCGGAATTTCCGCCGTAAGTGATCACGCCAGGATCGAAAGAGAAGCGATCGCCGCACTGGCCTGCTACCAGCTTGAGATTGTATTTCTCGGCCGTCGCCAGTTTGTCATTGTCGGCCGCGTGGCTTGACCATTTTTCGCCGGCGAAATCAGGGCAGCCCTTGTGATAATCCCACCACTTTCGATCGCAAGAATAAAGCACATCGGCAAACGGCAAGACTCGGTAAGCATCGCTTACCGCGACGATGTTAAATCCCCGGATCTTCTCCGCCACTTGCGGCGTCAGGCTCGGCCCGCTGGCTGCCACTACGCATTGGCTCCACCTCGGCTTTATTTTCTGGAGCTGGCTTACCGGCCTTGTTTTCAGGCGCTGCCGATTTCCGCGGAGGCCTGCCACGCTTGCGAAAGCTGGCCGCTTCTACAATCTCCCCATAGCCGTCCGCCTTCGCGCACTTCGCATGCGCCAAGCTGACATCGGCCGGGATGCGATACTCGCCCGGCTGCGTAAACCCTTTGGCTGTTGGCCAGGGCTTCGTGATTCTGAGTGTTTTCATGGATGCATGAGAGGCGGTCTCCCGCCCCTCATCCCTTCAAAATGCTACGGAACCGATGAACTATGCCAGCGTGCGGATGAATTTCGCGGCGTCATTGTTCAAAATGATGCCACCCTCACGACGCCGGATGTAGAACTTGACGAAGCCCGGCGCCGTGATCCCGTTATCAACGGTCACACGCAAGCCGACGCGATCGACAAGCACATAAGCCCGACGCCAATTGCCGAACCCGATCGGGAAAGCATCCGCCGCGATATCCGGCATCTGCTCCCAGGTCGCCACCGGATAGCCGAGCAGCATGGCAGGCTGACCAGCCTGGATGCTCGGCTGCCAATGATAGGCGCCATCGCTCGTCTTCAGCTTCCGCACCGAACCCGTCGTGGCCGAATTCATGGTCCACGTCGCCGCAGCGCGATAAGCCGAATTGAGCTTGTAGACGGTATCGATCAGGCAATCGCCCGTGATGCCCACGGCCTGATCAGTTGGGGACTGACCGATGTCCGTATCACACGCGATATACTGGAAGGCGGCCGCTGCACGAAGCGGCGAGGCGAAGTCGTCCGTGAGCACCGGATCGGTGTTGAGCATGCCGGTCGGCTTGTTCGTCCCGTTGCCGTCGATGACCGCGAGGCCCTCCTGATAGGCGAACTCCTGCGCTGCTTCCTCGGCAAGCCACTGCTCGACATTGAAAAAGATGTCATCCAGTGACCATTCCGATGCCTGCGGATATGCGTAGAGCTCACCATGCGTCGGCACGACCTCGCGGAGCGTCGACGTATCCGTCTTGGTGCGAGTGCCCGTTTCGCCGACCCAGCCGGACGCCGCGCCGCGTAGGCTGACCAGCTCCTTGTAATCGGAGGTTCCGGCCTGCACGACCTTGACCAGGGACCGCACCGGCGAGAACAGAAGCTCCATGCGCTCGATCATGCGACTGATTTCTTCCGGGACAGCGAAGCCGCCACCAGACGTCGAGCCGATCGTGACGTCCTTGAACTCAGGATTGCGATCCTTCATCTCGCGCGCACGACGCCCCATCTCCTGCATTTTCGCAGAAAGATCCGGGTTCTGACCGCGAGAGCGGATCCAGGACTCGAAAGTACTCTTGTACTCGTCGACGAGAACCTCGCCAGCCGACTTTTTCGGGTTTGACGCACGAGCTTCAAGAGCTTCGATGCGCTCTTTCTGGAATTCGTGCTCCTTCTCGATCTGCTCCTTCAGCTTGCTGAACTTGGTGACGTCGGTTTCGATTCGCGCCAGCTTGACGCCGAGCTCCTTGGCCTCGGACTCGTTACCATTCTCGATGGCCTCGATGCGTGCGTCGTTCGTGGTCTTGAATTCCTCGAACGCCTCCATCTGCTTGTCGATGGCGTCTTTGATTTCGATGAACGTACTCATCTGCGTTTGCCTTTTCTGATTGTGTTATGAAGAGCCCCTGCAAGCACGCTGCTTTCAAAGCCCCGCATGCGTGCAATCAGCTCGTGAGCGTCTTTCTCTTCATCGACATCTCCAGCCTCCCGCCGGTCGCGATCTGGCAGCGTCCCGCCGCCATCGTCAAAGTCGAAAACCTTGGCGCACAATTGGTGCGCCACACTCTTCGAGTAACCTGCATCCCGCAGGCTGCGCTCGAATTCCCTTTCGCTCGGCACGTAATGACCGGCACCGGAGAGCCGCGCTTTGGCGCTCTCAACTTTCGCAAGCGGGTTCATTGCGAGCGACACGACGCTGACCTCGATCAGCTCAAGCTCTTTCAGGATCCGCACACCGTCTTCGTTATAATCAGCGTCAACCGTGCGATAGCCGATCGACATCCCGCGGACCGCCTTCATGCCCAAGAGTGTGCGAATCTCGTTCCCGAGCGTCGTGTCGGCGAGCTCGCCCTTCACGTAAAGCCCATGCTTGTCTTCCTTCATGTCTAGCCACGCACCTGCGACCTGGTCCGGCCGATGCATCCAGAACATGAGCGGCAAGGTTCCGCTCTTCCGATGCTGCGCCAGCGTCACCGCAAAAGCGCCGCGTGCGATCAGATCGCCGCCGAGATCGACATTGCCAAAAACCGCACCATGGCCTTCGAATTGCCTGTCCTTGAGAGCCTTGATCTCAAGAGAAAAACTAAGCGTCGCTGTCATCTTCAGCCTCATCGTCGTCGGGATTATCGCTCGGCTCGGCCGGCGGTTCTTCACTCGGCGGATTATCGCCAGGCGGATCGGCGGATTGCCCGGATGGCCCCTGGCGATAATATTCCTCGCCGCCATCCTCTTCGGAAATCGGGTTGCGCCCTTCTTCCTCGCGCCAGTCATTGGCGCTGATTACGCCGGCCTGACGCTGGATGTTGAGACCTTCCTGCCGGCTCTTGAAATCACCGCGCAGCGCCGCATCGAGATTGAAACGGATAATGATCCCGGCTCGCCGGTCCTCGTCCGTCAGCAGCGAGCGCTCCATTGCCGCCTCGAAGACGCGCGCATATGGCAGGACGGCATTCATCACGAAATCGAGCGACTGCTGTTCGACATTGTTGAAAGTGCCGCGCGAGAGATCCCCAACCAGATGCGGCGGTACACCGAACGCGCCGGCGATCACCGAGCGCTGATACTGCCGAGTGGCAAGAAATTGCGCCTTCTCAGCGTCAACGGACACTGTGTCCATCTCCATGCCTTTGGGCAGGATCATGGATTTGAAGCGGCCCTTCTTCGAATAGGCGGCCTGGAAATCCTCGATGAACTGCTTTTCCTCTTCGGCGCTCTTGAAGCCAAGAGACGTCGCGCCATGCTTGAACACCATGCTCGGCATCGCCGAATTACCGAACACGCTGGCGCCCATGCGCTCGGCTGTGATCTCCAGCGCGATAGCCTCCCGAACATCCGTCACCGGACTATTCCCCTTCACCATGTCGCGCGCCGCGGTGCGTGCGTGCATGACCTGCGAAGGCTGGTAGACGTCCTGCGCGCCGTTCGCGAATGATGCCCGATAGGTGATGGCCAGCGTGTCGAGATCCTGATCGATCGTCACGCTCGACGGGTGAAACGGAATGATCTGCCGGATCGGCCCGGTTGAGCCGCGCGACTTGAAGGCGTAGTAATTGCCGTGCCGAACAAGCGCGCTTGTCGCGTCCAGCCAGAACGTCACGCGATCCTGCCAGTCATTGGGATTTGCGAGCAATTTCTGCACCGGATGGTTCGGCACATCCTCCTTGCGGGTTCGGTTATTGCTCGTCGTCTTCTTCAAAACCTTGACGGGCAACGTGGCGATGCGCCGCGAGATCGCCGTGACGATGGCGTTCACAGTCGGGCTCTGCATGCAATTCTCAGGCGTCACGGCGACGCCCGAGAACGTCTCATGCACCGCCTCAAGCCGCCGAATAATCGTGTCGATCGACAGCGCGTCCTTGCGTGCAAAAGAGATATCGAGCCCGAACAGTCTCACAATATTGCAATCCTTCCGGTGACGTACTCGCCGACCGTTTCAGCCGTCGACGCCACGCCCTTCGCCATTGCCAGGCTCACCATGCCGTCAATCCGTCCAGTGCTCTTATGCTTGGCCAGCTTGCGATTGCCCGCCGGATCCGACTGCACCACGGCATTCGCGGCGCACATGTTCATGACCGGATGATCGCCGTGAACGATCTTCTGGTTGAGCAGGTCGCTTTCCAGATCGCGTAGCGCAGGGCTCATCGACTGAAACCCCTGGCCGAACTCGTGGAACAGTTCGAGTTCCTGCTCGCTGAACCCGGCTTTCACGAGCCACGGCTTCAGGTGCTTGAAGTTCCAGCGGTCGAACGCGATGCCGGCAACGTTGAAACGGTCGAAAACCCCACGAAGATGCCCCGCCACAAACTCATATTCGATCGACTTGCCCGGCGTTGTTTCGAGAAAACCTTGCCGCCGCCAGAGATCGTAAGGCACCCGGTCCCGCCGCGACCGCTCGACCAGGCCTGTTTCCGGAAGCCAGAATGTCGGCTTGACTTCCCAGGCATCACCAGGCTGTGCGATCAGCGCCAGCGCCGTCAGATCGTTGCAGTCCGACAGGTCGAGACCGCCATATACCGCCGCATCGCCCCAATCGTTCGAAACATCGCCTTTGCAGAGATCCCAGATCGTGCGCGAAACGAACGGCGAGTTCATCTCGACACGCTGATTGAGAATCAGATTGCGATATTCCGGCTCACGGCTCGGCATGCGCTGCGCATCGTGAGCCATCGCCAGCACTTCTTCAGCGTTCTGAAAGTCGCCGAACGCGGGATTGGCCTGCTTGATCGCCTTCTTGCTGAACGGATCGAGATCAATGTTCGCGGTGTAGAGCGAAATCACAACGCGCGGATCGTGGCCGGCAACAGCATCGTCGATCAGCACCGAAAGCAGATCGGCATCTGACGGCGCCTGCGTCGAGATCACCACAGAAAGAGGCGCTTCATGCGCCGAGGTGGCCGTCTCAAGCGCCTCGTACAGCTCGGATCTCGCACCCCTCACCTGGCCGAGCTCGTCATGAACGATGAACACCGGCGACAGACCATAAGCCGTCGAGGCTTCCGCCGACAGCGCCCGGTACAGCGTCCCCAACTCATCGCAAAAAAGCTGCTTGGCCGTATCCCTGATCGTCACAACCGCCGAAAGATCCGGCGACAAACGCACGATCTTTGCAGCAAGACTGAACAGAATGGCGGCCTGCTCACGAGATTGCGCCGCGCTGTTCAGCTGCGAGTTCGGCCTCGCTTCCGGACCGCACGTATGCAGCAGCAGCAGGAAAGCGGCGAGCGCCGTCTTGCCATTCTTGCGGCCAAAACTCAGGATTGCACGCCTCGTGCCTGCCGGATTGTCATAGATCTTCACGATTTCGCGCCGCTGCCAGGCACGCAGCTTGACCGGCGTCCCGACCAGTCGTCCCTCGGGGACACGGCAAAATTTCTCGATCCACGCGATGTTGCGCGCGGCCCGGGCAGACGCTCGCCGCCTCACGTTTCCCAGGGCTTCCTTGTCGCCATCGGCTTCTTGTTGCCGCGATGATTCGTGGTCGACTGCTGGGTAACGCGCATCTTGGTCGCTAGCATCGCGATCGCACGGCTCTCACGCTCGGCGATCTTCAGCAGGCGGTCGTAATCCTCGACCGTCAGCGTAGGCTCTTTCGTTTCTGCATCGAGCTCACTGGTCGCACGCTCGATCAGTTCGCCAATACGACGTGCACGGATTACATGCCGACAATACTCGGCAAGCAGCGGCACCGTCGCCGGCGTGAACCAGTCAGCCGGCTGGCTGTCAACGACGGCAGCCCAGATCTCAGTTTCCTCGTCGTTGAGATCATGCGGCGGACGCTGCCGCTGAACGATCTCGACAGGCCGCGTCGCGATCTGAAGTGATGCAGCCGATTTGCGTCCACGCTTTGCCATGATCCTG